ATTTGGGATTTATCTGGCATAGGGTCTTGTTGCAAATGGTGAAAAAACTGAACAAAAAAATCGCGTGGCGAGACGAACTCACTTTCAAGATGCAATTCATCAAAGGAGACTTTTCCGTTCGTCAACAAAGAAGCTACGGCAAAGTCAACACTAATAGGGCCGCATTGACGAACATTATCAATGAGTCGGTCGACATCATGGACGCTTCGCTTTTCAGGCGTTTTCAAATTAATCCAGTTCCCGACGTCACTAACAAATGCAGGCCTAGCTTGTACAAACGCTGCCGCCGAGAGAACACTGGAAATGGCAACTATAATTAAAGCCCCTTTCTTATTCCCATAGTTCGCCGAAAGTACATATATCCATGCAGCAAACGCGGCAACAATTGGATAGGTCTCGTAGGACGCGAGGAACTGCTTGCCCGGCTGCTCACTCAACAGATTCAGCAAAATCCACGCAAACAACCCAATGGGAAACAGAAGAAGCAAGGAGCGGAGCAACATCGCAACAGCTATAAACGTAAAGAATAGTATTATAATATGTGGCGACATATCATACATCTGCAACAAACGCTGCCATAAGATACCAGAAGGATTACTTATAAATTCCACTAGCGAATTTCCATAAATATCCGAAAACGGGCTATGCAGGAAGTCCGGCCTCATAAAGTTACCCGCGCAAATTAAAAACCCTGCAACAACAAGACTAGCTAACGAGAAGATTAAGACCTTACGGGGGTCCTGGATGCGAGAAGTGTCACTGAGCCAATTCAGAATAAAAACTGGCAACAGCACACTAGCCAAGTGAAGACCATTGTCTTCTCTCAAAAGAACGACAAAAAACCATAGACCAAGCAAGGCGACAATTGGGATTCGGTAGCCTAACAGCAGAACTAAAAAGATGCCCATCGAAACCGCAGATAGTATTTCGAAATGGGGGTACCCAATCAATGAAAGCACCACACCAGAGAATGGTGCCGTCGCCAGCACCAACAAGCGGGGAATTTTATCTTGACGGGCAACTGCTAAGAAAAATGGTAATGATAGACCTGCAAAGGAGAGCCCCTGAAACCAGGCAAAAGCCTTTACATGATCATCAACGATTGAGTCTGCGATCCAGGCCACTAAGGACATAGACGGCGAAAGATGATTACTAGTGTAGCTCTCACCATAGATTGGGTTCATGATTAGAGGCTGGCTTAAAAGCAGACTTTTCTGCGCAAGCAAATGGGCATACCAACCAGCATCAATGTACGGCGCCCCAGTCACCCAAAACCACGATATTATATTTAGCCAACCCAGTGCAAAGTGCACAGACGCAACGACTACAAACAGAATTGCAGTAGCCATAATCCATAGCCGTGTATTAAGTTTATTCGCGCTTGGACAAGACAAGATTAATCCCCCTGTGTTTTGGCGGGGCGCAGTCTACCCTCCGACCTACCCGGAAGGAACCCCCGGGTAAGCGGGACGTCCTGCTTTATTGAGCCGGCCAAGGATGTGCATCCTGGATTTCCGCAAATCGAGACAAGCCTATTTGCATAGCAGCCATAGCGGCCTCTTCGTTACCGAGAAGACGTTCTCGCTGAGCCTCAGCGAAGTGTCTGTCGCTTCCGGTCACTGGGTGGGAATAGGCGTGCAGGCGCGCTATCTCAACCTCCGCTTTGGTCAGTGGGCCCAGCGCCGTTGCCGCCACGAGTGCTGGCAACCCGCCGGGTTCGATTACAATCGATAAACCACGAGCAAGGCCCTCAATGAGCTCGGCGTGTTTTTTCTTCGATATTTTTAGCGAGTCCGGCGGAATGCGATCTCCATGCACTTTCTCGCTATAAAAACCACCAGTAAGCGGGGAAAAGAAAACGTCGCTCATGTCAAACTCCTACAGCAATCCAATGGAAAGGCACCGCGCTTTGGGCGGTGTGATTGATCTTAAAGCCGGTCCACGGAGAGGTACCTTCAATTGAGTGGGCGATGCTTATTAAGCCAGTCCCCATGCCAACTGATGTAGTGACCCGTACAAAGCCTGGGAATGTCAGAGGGAAAGTAACAGTGCCGCCGCTCGACACAGCACTAGACCCCCATTGGAAAATGACGCCGCCCATCCAGGAGGGAAGTACAACGTAGCCGTTTGGCGTCAGGCTCGATGAAAAACCCATTCTTAACTTTTTAGGGGTTACCGCCACATCATCCAGCACCCCAGCGTCGACTTCGGACTGCGTACCAATCCGCACCGCGCCGCGCATAGCCTCGGTCGCCTTTGCCGCCATAGAACGCACCACGTTGAGCGCAATGATTAAAATCGACGCTCTGACTTGCCCGCTATTGCCTTCAACAGGAACCTCACCTGCTTCTTCCAAGACACCTAACAGTTCGTCTGTTACAGCATTTCCCCAAGCCGCCGGGATCAGCGAACCAGGGGTTCCGTTTACTGGGTCTTCGTCGACAAAACGGTTATTGACCAGGCCCACGCCTGGCACACTCTTCGGGTAATCCATTAAGGCGCCTCTTCATACAAGATGGTTTCAAGGGTGTGCGCCGGGGCGGCGCGTCTGACCAGGCATTCGAGCGCCTGCGCGGGGTTGGCGCCGAAGCGCTCGCCCCAGTAACTCACGCCGAAGCGCCGGCCGCCGGTAAGGCGCTCGCCGGCGTACAGCGTCCACATGTGTTGCTGTGCCCAGGTGCCGAAGTGCGAACGCCCGAAGCGTGCCCGCCCGAAGCGCGGCGCGCGGCGCTCGACCACTCGGGCACTGGCGTAGCCCTGGCTGACTGCGATCTGCACATAGCGCTCCGGGGTCTGGCCACCGAGCTCGGCGAATCGCTGGCGGATGGCGCGCTTGCGGTCCTCCAGCGCAGGAGACGGACCCAGGCACGGATCAGGCAGGTTCATCACCCGCTCCCAATCGGGAACCAGCTCATGCACGGTGAGCGGGTCAGCTTCGTTCACCAGGTCGTCAGCGCGCCTATGGGCCGATGCCAGGCCGGCCGCGAAGCCCGCCAGCAGCGCCTCGGGGAAGGCATTCGCTTCCGGCTGCCATGCCGGCCCAGGCGGTAGCAGCGCCATCAGTTGCTGCCGGTAGTCGTCACTGCTCATAACCATGTGATCGCCCCCATGACGGCGAACTCGCCGGTACCGAGCACCACGTCGGCCGCGGGTGCGCTCAGCACATGGTCGGTTTCGCCAGCCACCTGGCTGATCGCTTCCTTGATGTGGCTCAGCAGCAACGTGCCGCCCGGCTCGGACTCACGCCGCAACAGATCAGCCAGACTGCTGAGCACGCCCGCGCGGACCGCGGCGGTATCCGGAATGACGCGCAGGGTAAAGTCGACCGGCACCGCCACCGGCGCCACAACGTAGACTTCAGCCGTAACCGGGCGGACCTGCTCGATGTACGCGGCCACCGCCTCGAGCACCGCGGCGGTCGGTATCGGATCATCCAGGCGATCACACACCAGCCGAACGGTGACCGTGCCCGGCCCCAGCTCGTGGCGGTAAACCCACGCCCGCGTCACGCTGGCATGGGCGGCGAGCGCCCAGCTTTCGTAATCGGCGCGACTCCCACCGCGCGGCGGTTGACGCAGGCGCATCAGCACCCGGGCGCGCAGCGACTCGACATCTTCCTGATCGGCACCGCCACTGAGCCCCGCTGCCGTCACCGCTGCCTGAGATTGAATACCGGCAATGGGCGAGATAAGCGTCAGCACATTCCCCGCTGCAAGGTTGCCCGCCGCACCCGCCTCCGCCGCCGTGACTGCCACCGCCTGGGTGGCGGCGGTGAGCGTTACCGCATCAACGGGCCGGTAGATAACACCGGCCGAGGTCTGCCACTGCGCATCGACGTCGATCTGGCTGTCGACCACACCGGTTACGGTGACCTCGCCGGTCGCGGCGCTGGCCGGCGCGTACCACAAGCCGAGCAGTCGCGCCCAGCGCTCGAGGCCGTCTTGCGCCGCCAGGTCAGGCAGGTACTGTTCGGCCTGCCATTCCAGGTAGGCATAGAGCCCATTGAGCCCTTCGGCCTGCACCCGGGCGAATACCTCGGCATCGTCGCGGCGCACATCGGAGAGGTCGAGCCGGCTCAGCAGGTCGGTGCGCTGTCGCACGACCAGCGTCGCCATGGTTGGGCGAGAGAAACTGGTTTCAGCCACGGATTGCACTCCAGATGTCAGCGAAACGGATGTCCAGGCGTTGCCCGTCCGGCTGGTCGATCAGCACGCGCATGCCCAATGTGTCATTGCCGATGCGTTCTGCCTCTACGGTGACCCGGACGGCCAGGCCGTCTTCGGTGAGCCAGGCAAGCGCCTCGCGGGCCAGATCCCGCGCCTTGGCAACGGTCGCGGCGGTGAGGGTTTCACGGCTCAGCAGCCAGAGGCGCGAGCCGAACCGATCCCCGGTGACTGGCGAATAGCTGTCGCCCCACCAGCCCATGCGCGGGCTTTCCGGGGTAGGCAGCTCATCGCCTGGGCGGGCGCGCGCCCAGGAAAACAGACTGTTGATGACGGCCTTGGCCAGGCGAGTGTCCTGCAGCTTGCGGCCGGAGCCGTCGAGGATCAGCGGGAAGTCGAAGCTCATAGCACGGCCCCCGTATTGCCACCGCTGTCACCGGGGTGGCGGTGCGATTCGTCGATGCGCTTGCCGTTCGCGGTCACGGTGCCGGTGAAGGTGGTGCTTCCCGTGACAGCCAGGTCGCCGGTCAGCGCGAGCCGGCCGGTCTGGATTGCCACCTCGGCGGCGGCGGTCATCTCGATGCGCCCGCCGTTACGCAGCACCACACAGGTGCCCTCGTGGTTGAACAGGGCCACCTCGCCCGGGGCCAGGTCGACGGGGCGATAGCGCCGGTCGGTCTGCACCAAGGCAATGCCGTGGGTGCGGCTGCCATCGATGAAGGCCACCGCCGCCTCTGCACCCGGCAGCGCGTGCCCGGTGAGCCCGTAGGGCTCGAACAGCTCAACGCCATCCTTCACCTCGCCGGCCAGCAGCTGCAGCTGCAGGGACTGCAGCCGGTTCTGCTGCACGCCGGCCAGTACCGCGCGCGCCAGCAGGTTGCCGAGGCCACGCTGCATCTTTTCGCTGAGTCGTCGCATGCTGCGCATCAGTTGAACTCCACCAGGGTTTCACCGGGCTGCAGGGAGAAGCCCCCACTGCCCTTCTTCTTCTTGCCCTTGGGCTTGGGTACCTCGGGCAGCAGCTCGAACGCTGCCACCGGCGCTACGGTCAGCGTGGCGATCGTCCCCGCCTCGCTCTGGCTGTACTCAACTTCGGCGATGAGCATCTCCAGATCGAAACCGATCACCCCGTCGCGCACCTGTACCCGCTGATTCGGCAGCCACAGCGAACCATCGGCCTGGCGCCAGCCCTGGACGGTGTAGGTCGTCTGGTAACTCTTGCCGGCGCGGTAGGCCGCCTCCCAGCGCACACGATCACGGCAGGCAGCGATATCGCCCTGCCCCTCTGCGCGCAGCTCGATGACGCGGCGGCGGGTGATGCTGGCGTCGGTGACGCTGGCGGCCGACTGCGCGACCGCTGCGCCGAAGTCCTGGTCGTTACCGGCGCGCTGCCCTTTGCAGATGTACTCTGAGAAGCGTTCCTTGAAGTCCAGCGAGGCCGAGCCGGTGAGGATGTTCACCCCGGTTTCCAGTGCGGTACCGGCGCGAAGCCGGCCTGCGCGGGTGAGAATCTGCCTCCCCTCGCCATCATCCGTGGCGAGCAGGGCCTTCTGAGTGATCAGCCGGTCGATACTCTCGAACACCGTTTCGCCCGGCTCGAGCTGATGCTCGGCGATGTTGCCCGGGTCGACCTCGGCCAGCACCGTGACGCCGTAGGGCGCCGCCAGCTCCTGCGCGATGCGCAGTACGTTCGCGCTGCGCCACTGGCCGGAGCGGTGCTGCGCAGCGCAGTCCACCAGGTCGGCGGTCTTGCTGCGGCCGTTGACCGATACCGTCACCTGCCCCGCCTCGTAGCTGATCGGGGTGGCGTCGATGTAGCCGGTCAGCATCTTGTCCGCCCCGAACCAGACTTCGCACAGGTCGCCGGAGCGAACCCGGCGAATCACTTCGTTGCCTGGCCAGCGGTCGGTCACGGTGAGCGAAAAGTCACGGCACTGACGCTCGATACCGGCCGAGAGCCGCACCTCCTTCCAGCCAGCATGCTCGTGGCCGTTGACCACCAGCCGCACGCGTTCGGTTGCCTTCATGCGTTGAGTACCTTCAGGGTGGTCGGCGGTACGAAGCCGGGATGCGCCAAGCCGTTGCGGCGGGTGATCTCCTCGCCCCGGCTGGCGTCGTCGTAGAGGTCATAGGCCAGCACCGCCGCCGGCGTGACCTGCCGCGGCGTGAGTTCAACCAGGCGCGAGGCGGTACCGGCCTCGGCGAGCACATAGCGGCTGACGGCGCCGCGCAGCTCTGCCAGCGCCTCGACCGTGGGCTGGGGTTGGCCGGGCCGCCCGATCTCGGTGTCGATCACGCTGACCAGCTGGCCCTTCCAGCCCTGCAGGTCGTCGTAAACCGGCTCCTCGACCGCAGCCAGCTCGACCGCCGCCTTGGCGATCGCCGCCTGGGTGAACAGGTCCTGTACGGCCGCCATGTTGCCCCGCGCCTGAGTGAGCGCAGCGGAGGAAGCACGCGCCGCCGGCAGGCGGGGCTGGGCGCTGTATGCCTGCGCCAGACTCAGCGCCGCCGTCGGGCC